AGATTCTCTGGAGACATTTGCTGCTGGAATTCAGGATCATTTGGATCTGCTCCCATCTGTATCATACGCTCCATCATTTTCTGCTTAGCGTCTGTTACTAGCAATTGTTCAACTTCAGCTTTCTTCTGCTCTAACATCTCATTATAAGAATACTCATCTACAGCACCATAGGTAACTCTAGTAACACGTTTAGAAAACTCAGATGTCAGAGTATTAATAACGTTAGGTATAATCGGATAAAACTTTAGCTCTAATGCAGATGCATCTTCTTTTGTTAAGGTGTCTATAAGATCAGCATACTCATTATCTTCTTCAATAACATAATCTGTTCTGTCTATAAGACCTTTTGCAAGTTTATAGTTTTTCATTAGTCGGCGCGCATTGCGACGTACCATCTTTAGTCCTTGCCACTCCAACCAATCAAGACACCATGCTGCCCAATCTTTGTCTTTTTTAGATCTTGGTAAAAACTGAATAGGCTGGTTAAGAGTACCCATTTTGTTGTACTCTGTCTTAGCACCCGCCTTAATCTGCATTGCATTATATATCTGCATACTATCTTAAATTTCTAAACGGTTGTTTTGGCAAACGCATATTGTCAAAAGGTTTTGCCGCTCCACCAATGTGACGAAACGGGCTCCTAACTAATTTACTGAATTTATTATTATTATCCAATTTTTTTGCGTCTGCAGTTTCTTCATATCTTTTCTTATATCCCCTGTTTGCCTGCTGCACTTTAGAAAATGCTATTAGTGCAGCAAACGAAACAAGACGGTCAACGTTTACACCATCTCTATATTCCATCATTTCTTTAAGAAGCATAGGATCTGGTATACGTTCTATACCATAAGTAGTTCTTACTATTTTACCTTCACTTGTAACCTCCTGATCTAGCTCTTCTGTTAAGAAATCTATAGCATAGCTTAACATATGACTCTTAAATAGGGTACCGGTGTTTCTCCACCCGTACTCCTGGTATACATTAGCATTTGCACCCAGATCTTTTAAAAATAGAATTTGTGATCTAGGTACCAGGTATCGTTGCTTTTTCCTATCGATCATGTGGGTAATAAACTGCGGGATATTGTTTTCTACTATAGTCCACGCATTATACCATTCTATTAACAGTTCTAAACGATCGTGTGTCTTTTTTATATCATCAAAGCGACCACACCACGCCGCAACAATCTTATCTCTTTCTATATAGGTTTGTACCTCTGAACCGTTATTTTTAGTTACCTCTACAGGACCTTTGTAAATGTATATAGAACAGAGAGAATCGGATGTAGTAGTCTTACCTTCAGATACCGGGTCAATTGACGCATAGTATGTACCAAATTCAGGTTCTTTACTAGGTCTTTCCCAAACAACAATTGTTCCTGTTTTATCTTCAGTTTTCTTACTAATAGGAAACTCCATAATAGGGAGTTTATTTGTTGTCTCTGCAATAATATCACCTTTGATATCTCTATATAAGTCAATAAACTCATATGGGTATAGCTTCTCTTCTATTCTATGTATTTGTGCAGTAACCAGGTGCGCAGGAAAAATAGAAAGAGTTCTAAAGTCAAATGCTTCTTTTATATTTCTAGGGTGCTGTGAAATACGGAGCTGATATTCCTGTGGATCTAGATCTTTCTTCCATTTAGCAAACTGTTCATTTAAAGCTTCTAAAGATTCTTCTACCTTAGAATTACCATAGTCATCTATATATGGAGGCATAGACCATTGTTCAGGTATAAAAAGACCGCTGCGTCCGGTAGTACCTATACCATCTATAAGATTAGTTTCTACAGAATATATATCGTTAGCATCAGGCTGAAGTATAAGTTTACGCAATGGTTCGCACTGACTAAGATCACCCACTGATCCAGCAGCTACAAACATACCTGTTGTAATCATACCTGAACGTAACGCAGGACGTAGATACTCATAGGTTTCGTTCATCCTAGGTGCGATACCAGCTTCTTCATGAAAGAAATACTTTGAAGGACCACCGACACCTGTAGTAGGACTTTTTTCAAAGGACATTGCTTGAATAACACCTTTAAGTCCCTTTTCTGTCTTCCTTTTCTGACCACCAATAAAGTTTACAATCTCAATCTTTTGCTGCCAAAACATTGCTTTCTGCGGGTTCATAGGTCTGTACCACGCTGTATGTTTATTTAAAAAAGCTTCGTATTCCTGCAAAAACTTCCACGTACCTTTCTCGTTTACATAGTCTTTTAGACTACCTCCCATTTTCAAAGTCACCCCTTCCTCAAACCATATCTGGTTAATTAATTTACCAGAATGAAAATATGAGCTTGCTATCTGACGTTTCTTTAATATAGCACAGTGTTTATAATCTAATTCAGCTAGAATCTCATATAAAGACATATGATACTGTGCATCCCGAACATCAGCAAAACCAAACTTCTGAGTCTCTTTATTATAGATAGGTAAGAAGTTTAACCACATATAGTAGTCACGAGTAATGTACCAATTTTTGGTACCCGCCTTGTAAATAACTCCTTTCCTACATTTTTCTTTTTCTGTGTCCCAGTATTTTATATAGTCTTTAGTTCCGGATGGTGCAATGCAATACACTCCGTTTTTATTAAAGAGTTTTGCTTGTTCATTAAACAATCTACTGGTTTCATCAAACTCATACTTACCAGGTTCTTTAAAAATAGAAAATATAAAATTGTAAAAGTCCTGTCTGCTATCAAAACTAGTCAGTGTCCAATTACCATTTTCATAGGTAGGTATATTCTGATATATTTCAGTACTCATTTAACAATTTTAGAATCTCGTTGAGAGCTTCGTGCCTATGATTTTCTGTAAGAATAATCTTATTTACAAACTTAGACTTTTCTACTTTTGGTATATCGTGGATTGCAGAATCACTTTTTATTTTAAGATCTATCTGCTGCACATCTCCTGTAAATATCATATATGAGTCTTTACCTAATCTACCCACACACATTTGAAGCTGTGCTTTGGTTAAATTCTGAAACTCATCTACTATACATACAGCATTTTCAAATGTTCTACCTCTGAAGTGACTGAGGGATACTAATTCAATAGCACCCTCTTCTTCCATTTTGTTTAGAATATCCGCCTTGTCGTATACCTTTCTCATATTAGATTTTATAGGTACTAACCAAGGTTCCATTTTTTCTTTTTCAGATCCAGGAAGAAAACCATTATCTTCAGTAGATACAGTTGGTCTAGTAATAATTATCTTATTTACTTTTCGCTTAAAATATAAATCTAACGCTATCTGTACAGCAACAAGTGTTTTACCACTTCCTGCAAAACCTATTAGAAAACTATATGGTTTGCTAATAATAAGCTCCTTAGCTCTTTTCTGTTCTTCCGATAAAGTTATCGAGAACTTGATATCACCTTTTGGGGGTGTCTTTTCTATGTTAGTGCGTCCCATACTATAAAGATACGGGTAAATAGGTTAAGTCAAAATTAATCTAGTTGATCATATGCAAGTCCTTGCCCACCTCGTACTTGACTTTTCTGTTCTTCTTGGAGATCTTTAAAGGCACCTTTATAACTTTCGCGGATTTGCTGAAACTTAGCGGCAGCAGCTACAAGAGAGTTAATATTACCATCCCTACCATGTGTAATCTCTGTGGACTCCATATAATCTGCTAGTTTATCTAGCATTTGTTTTATACCCCTGTATGCTCTAGAGGTAGGAGTTTCATATAAGTCCTTACAGAATTTTAGTGCTGCAATTATACTTTCGTCATCAGTAGAAAACTCAGCATTTATTTCGTGCATTATTATTTCTTCCTTGTCTGTTTCAGATATATTAAAGAAAGGATTTATATCAGGATTTGGACACGTCATGTAAAATATATACTGATATATTTTAAGATAGTCTTCGGGATGTTCATCCATTATTTTCTTGAGAGTCTCAAGAGTGTAACAATGCTCCGTAGGAACTACCACATTGTTCTGAATATCAAATAGTTTTACAATCATTTTCTGTCTAAGCTTATATTTTTACAAAATCGTATTTCTTTATTATTCAATGTCCATATCTCTCCATCATCCATTGCACATGTAAATAAAAGATCGTGCTCTTGACTGTAGTCTATAACTAAAAAAGCATACCCTTCCATTTTATCAGAAACCCTAAAGATTGGTATCATAGGGTCTAACTGTAACATCATTGCTCTAAATGTCTTATGATAGCTATAACCTCTGTCTTAAGATATGGCAACTCGTACCTTTCAATTTTAGAAATAATAGGGTTATTATTATTATCTAATTTGTGGATCTTGTTACCTCTTTCATCTATACCAATATCTTCAAAGATTACGTGGTCTAGAATAAGACCTCCTGGTTTAAGTTTAGGATTGTGCTTTAAAATAATATACATGTACATACTTAACTGTAGACTGTAGTGGTTATAATTACAGTCATCGAGGTGGTTTACAGGAGAATTCATTTTCTTAGAAACTCCCTCCCAGTTTTTGTATGATTCTTTTTTTATTTCCTTGTTAGTCTTATAATCGTAGACATAAATCTTACCATTAACAATTTCTACTCTGTCCGACTGTCCGCATATACCTGCAGATTTTAAATAGACAAAATGTTCTGGGTAAACACCCTCAGATAATTTCTGATTTGGTGCTGTTTTGTATCCATCTACTTCTAAGCTTTTGAATATAGGTAGGTCACATCCCTCGCGCGTGATGGTGTTACAGTCAAGGATATCTGCTTCTCTTTGATTATGATACCAGGTACCTAACTCAATAGCACGGTCTGATTCATCTTTCCATATGGATTTGATCTTCTCTGGATCCATTCCATACCACTTGCTGCGTTTGTTCTTTGATGATTTAAGTGCTATTGCATCAGCATCAAAATGTTCTTTGTATTTTGAAATGATAGACGTAACACTTGACCAGTTGATCTTATCATCAGTAGTACTTACATACTTGTGTTCCTTAGGTAAAAATTTAACTGACATCTTTTTCAATTTTTTTAAGTAATTTTTCCTCTTCAGCTTCCGATAAAACCGCCTTCCACTTACCCGCTTCACACGATGAAGATAGAGATCTTTGAAGAAATCTGAGTGAACAACCACATACACCACAACAGGGTTGAGTTCCGGGAGCAAAACACTTGTCACCGCTTCGGTCAATGCTATCGCATTCTTGACATATTTTATTACGAGATTCTGCAACTTCTTCAACGTGTTCATTTTTAAAGATAGAATTTTTGATACCCTCAAAAATCTTACCCTTCTTTTTCCATACCTCCAGAAATGTTTCCATTTTTATTTACTTTTATTTGTTGTAATCTATCGTATTCAGCTTTAAGTTCTTCTGCTGCTTTCTGTAATATATCTAGTCTGTTCTTTAAAGCTTGGTATCTAGGATATGCTTGAAAGTTAGGATTTTTAAATCCTGCCATAGTTACCTTGTAGGTATCTATAGTTTTTTCTAGTATCCGAGGTTTTACCCTAAAAACCCCTAGTCCATCCACATTAATTCTAGGATAAGCTACACTAGAAATACATTTTCTTACGTTGTTCCAATAGAAATCTAAAACTTCAGAAACTAACTGTTTATCATAGTTTCCTTGTTCTGCAACTTCATTGATTATTTCTTTAAACTTCTTGGGATTCAATTCTTACAATTTTATAGTCTAACAAAATGTTTCCCTCTGTCTGCACCTTTAGTTCCGGATTAATAGAGATCTTTTTCTTGCTTTTACCTTGTTTAATAATAAGATTTCTCTTTTCTGCTTTTGTCAAAGCATTTCTTACAGACTGACTGCTGCCAAAAATTTCTTTCTGAGCAGCAGTCTCGCAAAAGTCTGTAAGTTCTCTTTCACCTGAAAGAGCTAGTAAGGTCAAGCAATTTAGATCAAGTATAGAAACCGGTATATCCTTAAGATGACAATGCACAGCTATCTGGAACTTAGTAATGTCCCAAATCTCCATACGTATCCGTTTTTGTACTTGATTAACAATCGCCATGTTGGTTTAAGCTAAAAGTTAGGACTTTTTGAGTGACCTTTTCTTCTCAGGTGAAGGTTGTTCAGAATCCTCTTGTTCTTCGGGAGGACTTTGAATTTGAGCTTGACGAACCATAGCTACTAGTCTACGGAGACGCTGCTCTTCAATTTCTGCAGTAAGTTTTTCAAACTCAACTTGAGTTGTCATAAATTCAATCTGCTCTTTATAAAATGCAAGCATTTGTTCTTTTCTAGCAGCAATCTCCTCAGGAGAAATTGAATTTTCAGAGTAGATGTCCTCATCTAGCTCTGCAGGATTTTGATTTTTGTTCATAATTTAGTTTTATGTATGAGCAAATATACAACAAAAGTTTAAACTTCCAAAAGTTAAACAAAATACCCCACCGTTGTGGGGTATTTATAACCAATAAAACAACAACAATTACACAAACTCACTATGAACAGTGAAGCTCAGAATCATCAGAATCATCAGAGTCATCTGATGTAAATGCTGATGATATTCTTTCTACAAGGGTTACTAGAAAGAATGTCTTTATTCCATCAAAAATAGCATTGACTCTATCAAGGCTATCTTTCATGAACTTTTTTATAATCACATAGTCAATCGCCATGTAGATTACAAACATAAAGGTTACTATTACAAAAAAAGCTATCATTCGTCTTTATCTTTTTCTTTCTTAAACAGATTTATGACAAATTTGAAGAATGCTACACCCGCACCAAGATATGCGCAAAGCTTAGCAAATTCGAGTATTATAGGTGGTATGTGCATCTGATTTATATCTAGTCCTTCAAACATCATCCCTGTCATCAAAAATCCAGCTGATTTTAAAAACGCTTCTCCGGGTCGAGCAACTAGATCTATGTTAGTTGGGTCAAAGTTAAATTGCATGTTACAAATATATATACTCAATATACGACAATTTTAAAACGCCGCAAAGTAAATTGTAGAAAGAGTTAATCCTATTACACCAATCGTTAGTCCAGTGTTTTTCCAGCGTAGTATAGTAAGTTGTTTATTAACAGTTTTTAGTTCCTGCTCTAGCATATCATACTGAAAGCATTTGTTATTATAAGCATCCTGAATAGAACTCAGTGCTTCATTCTTAAGTAAGATTACTTTATTTAACTCTTCAGTCTTCTTCTGCTCAAGCTTGTATAGGGCATTTAAGTTAGTACTAGTCTTACTCCAA